ATGACGTTGCGGCCGTGGCACTGCCACTCGAGCTCCTGCGCTCGACCGAGGACCGCTTGGTCCACCGTGCCGTAGTAGTTGATGGCGAAGGGCTCGCGCTCGGTGTAGAGCACGGCGCCCAGCTGCGACGTCTGGATCGTTTCGCAACCCACGTAGAACGTGGTGTCGCTTTCGAACCCAGCGAGCTCATCGGCCATGCGCGGAGTTGCGAAGCCGAGTGCTTTGATGAGCGCCTCGACGTCCGCTGAGCCAGCGCCCGAGCTTGCGACCTGGGCAAGAAACTTTGCCGAGGTGAGTTGCACCGCACGCGGATACATACGGGGCGGGACGAGCAGCGTGCTCGGCCGGAGGAACCGAGGGTCTTCTCCGTTCGGCATGCGGATCGACGCGATGTACGAGAAGATTTTCCCCATGTTGATGAGCGCGGTGTCGAGCGACACCGAGTCATCGATAGGGCACGTGCCGGGGATCGCCGGGGTGTTGCCGCTCGCTGCGACGGGCGCGCCCGTCAGCAGATTGCAGTACGTGCCCGCGTTCAGGTTGAACGGGTTCACGGGGTGATCGGCAGCGAAGAACGCCTTCGTGTCGTACCCGGTGTAGCCGCCGGACCCTGCGAGCAGGTGGCCTTTCTTGAGCACGTCGGTCGCTTGCTTCTGGGGCCAGTAGGCCATGTACGCGCCGATGTCGCCGGACCACTGGCCAGCAAGGTCCATCCCGCCGCCGTCGGTATCAGTGAGCTGCGCTTTCGACAGCTTGAGACCGTCGCCAGCGAACTTGTTTTCGATCTCGGTGTACGTCGACACCAGATCCGAGTAGTTGATGTTTCCGCCTTTGCCTTGGTCGCGGATTTGCGCCGTCGACAGGAGCCACATGATCACGTCGCGGCGGCCAGTGGAGGGCCGCAGCTTGGTGATCGATGGGTACCAGACGTTGGCCGCTAGGCGGTTGTACTCGCGCTCGGTGATCACCTGCATGCGCGATTCGAGGTCCATGAGGACAGATGGTGTTAGTGCGGGCATGGCTGTTCGCTTTCTTTCCTTTGGTCAGTCGGTTCGCGCGTCAGGGACTGACGTAGGCGTTGGCGCGCCACGCGCTGTTGAGGAACGCCGCGATGACCATGTGACGCTTGGACGCGGTCAATGCGGTAGTGATGTTCGTGGGGCCGGTCGCGTCTCGGTACTGAACCGTGTGCGCGTTGTCCGTGCCGTTCGCTACGAAGTACAAGACCGTGCCTTCGTCGGCAGTGGCCGGGAGCGTGATAGTCGACGCCGCGCCCGTTGCCGGGACCTCGTACATCGCTCCGCTCACTGGCGTTGCGGGCAAGTTGATGTTGTTCGAGCTGAACGCTGTAAGCGCAGTCTCGAGCGCAATGAGTCCCGTGAGCGATGCGATACCCGCTGGAACTGCATCGAGCATCTCGACCGCAACCCCGCGCGCGCTGTCGACAGCCCAAACACGACCCGCGACCGACGCACCCGTTGGCGTGATCGTCACGGACTGGTCGTCCTTGAGGTAGCAGAGTGCGCCGAGGTCGGTCGCGACGATCGAGGTCGCGTCGTTGTTGAGCCAGTCCACCCAGATCTCACGCGCGAGGCGGACGTTCAGCAGCTTGTCTGCTGAAGTTGCGTCGACCGTTTCAGCGGCCACGCCGATGATGAATAGGTCGGTGCGCGTTGTCGCCGGGACCACTTTTCCCGAGCCCAGATCGATGCCGATCAGGGCGTTTTTCCAAGCCTTGTTCCCGCTCGCGAGCGTGAATAGGTGAGACTGCCAGGACTCCCGATGGCCTTGGCGCTCGTTGGCAAGTGCGGTCATTTCGCACCTCCGTTCACCGGCGTGCTAGCCGGAGCAATGCGGTTGAGTTCCACGATGCCGAAGACCAAGGAATTGCCTTGGCGAGTGCACTGCAGCTTCGAATCGACCAGGCCCATGGCCCGGTCCATCTCGCTGATCGCTGCGAGAGGAGAGGAGTCGCCACCGGGGTGACCTTCTCCGCGCGTAGCGGCAGGGGTCGTGGCCGCTGCAGCGCTGCCGAGCTTCTTGATCGGCTTGGCCTCGCCCTCGACCTTCGGGAGCTCCTTGACGAACTTGCGGACCGTCTGCATGTCGGCGGTCTGCAGCACGGCCAAGAACTCCTGCGAGAAGTCCTGACGCGAGGCCAAGAGCTCCTTACGCTCCGCCGAGAGCTTCTCAGCAGCGCGCTCGGCCTTCATCTTGTGGACCTCAGCCAGCGCTTGCATGGCGATGGCGGACGAAGCGGACGCGTTTTCCTCGGCCGGCTTGGGCTTTTCCTCGCTGCCTTCGGCTGCGGGCTTGTCCTCCTCGTCGTCCTCGGCGTCCGGCTTGTCGCCTTCGGCAGCAGCCTCCTCGGGCTTCTTTTCTTCCATCGCTGCGAGCGCGCGCTTTGCAGCCGCCGCGTTCGCGTCATCGCCTTTGGCAGCTTCTTCGAGCGCCGCCTTGGCCTTGTCATAGCTACTCGCCATAGTGGTCGATCCTCCGCTCGCGAACGCCGCAAGCATTTCGTCAAATGACTGCACTCGATCCGCGAGGCCGACCGCGAGAGCGGACGCCCCGTGAAACACTCCCGCCTGCAGCGCGCGCACGGACTCCGCGTCCACGCCGCGCAGCTCTGCGACCAGATCGAAGAACACCTGCGCCATCGAGTCAACGAGCGCTTGCGATGCCTTCAGCTCACCCGCAGTGATCGGCTGATCTGGATTGCCGTCTGCCTTGCGCTCGCCGCTTGTGATGAGCGCGACGCGAAGTCCGCGCGCCGCATTCAGCTCCGAGAGGTCCGCGCGCGTGGAGATGATGCCGATCGAGCCCACGATGCCGGACTGACCAAGCACGATGGTGTCGGCCGCGGCTGCAAGTGCGTACGAGGCGCTGCAAGCCTTGCCTTCAACGAAGGCTATCAACAGTTTGTTGGCAGCGCGTGCGGATGCACGGATCGCGCGCGCTGCGTCGAAGCACCCGGCTGCATCGCCGCCAGGAGAGTCGACGCGCATCACAACGATCGGGGCTGCGCTCTCGCACGCTTCGGCGACGCGCACCCGCACGGCCTCGTAGGAGTCGCACCAGCTGTCGTCATGCGTGTGCAGCGGTCCACGAATGTCGACGATCGCGACGTTGCCGAGCAACGCGTTGGCGCGCGTGTCGGGGACGGAGAACACGTCGAAGAACGCGCGCGGGTCGAGCGCAAGGATACCGTTGCGCTTGTACGGCGCTGAGAAGGTCCCTTTCACCGGTTCCACCGCTCTGCGGCGTTCCACGCAACACTGAGCGTGTCGCCCACCCCGCCGCTGGTCTTCGCGTACTTCAAGCGAATGAACCCAAACGACGTCGAGGCGCTTCCGACGCTCGACTTGTTACCGGAGCCGTTGTAACCGGCCGACCACGAATCGCCGCCGCTCGCCGCTATGGTCACGCTAGCGAACTTCGCTGTAGTGTTTGCTGGCAGCGTGCCGTTACCGATCTCGACAGCGCACTGCGGATCGTTTGAATATTCGAAGGTAATAACGCCCACGGGCGTGTTCACCGCGCCGCAGGTCGTGTGCGCTGAGAGAGCGACAAGGCGCCGCGCGTCGACCCACTTGGTCCACCCGGTTGCATCCATTGAAATCGAGTCTGAAAGAATCAAGCGGCCTCCTCGTCTTCGTCTTCGTTGTCAGGCGCTAGATCGGGCACGGCGCGCAGCTGCGGCTTGGGGCGCGTGAGCACGCCGTTCGCGTCAACAGTGGTCTGCGCGTCTGGCGCACCATCGCCGTCGTTGTCGTCGCCGACCGGTATGCCGTACTGAGTAGTGATCGCCGCGATGTCGAGCTGTACGCCGTACGGCGCGAGCGCCTCGCCCATCAGCTTGATGCCGTTCGCCGCGGTGACCATGGAGGTCGCTTCGCTGTTGCGATCTTTGGGCGGCGTGACGTCCCAGAGCATCACGGTGGCCTTAGACTCCACCGCTTCGGCGCCGAAGCGCAGCGCAATGAACACCGGGAGGCCCTGCGTGTTGATCGTGTACGCGAGACCATCGCCGGTCGCCTTGATGAGGTCTGCGCGGATCGACTTAAAAATATCGCTGTTCTGGAACCCGGCGCCGCCGTCGACAGTCACCGTCTGACCGGCGACCGCGATAATCATCTCGTTGTTCTGGTCGGCAATGGTCTTGTTGAAGGAGTCGAAGCCGCGACCGTTCGACTCGATCAGCTTGACCTCGTACCCAGGTCTCATCCCGAACACCGTGTTGACGCCCCACGCGAGCACTTGCCGGAACCACTCCTCGGCTTGCTCCTCGGCAGCGCCAGCTGGCGCTTGTGCAACGCGCGCAGGGTTCGCGAGCTTCGCTTCCCAGTTGTCTTTGTGGAGCGAGGCGTGCTCCTTACGAATGAACGCGCGCCCAACCGCGCGCCACAGACCGTGCTGCCACGGCGTCATGCGCCCGCCTGGAACGTGAAGAATCCAGCGGCCGTCTCCAGGCGTGATCGGAATGAGCCCCGCGATCGAGCGGTAGTACCAGCGGTTCTCGACCCAGCGGTACATCAGGAACTCTGGCGGCAAGCGCACGAGCACCGGGTAGTCGCGGCCATCGACGGGCACGAGCTCCGCAACGCCAACGCCGAGCAGCTCCCCATCTGCAGCAAGCAGCGCGAGCTCGCTCGGTGGGAACATCTCATCGAACACCGAGCGGACGTAATCGTGCCCGACCTCGAGTGCTGCGATCACGTCAGGGTCGCCGCGGAACTTCTTGGGCAAGCGCACGAGGCCCGCGGTGCGCGTCGAGAGCACGCCAGCCAGCACGCCGTCTTTGCGCGCAGCCGTCATGAGGCGCGCAGCTTGCTCGATGATGCCGGCGTCGGCGTTGAGCTCCGCGCTCTCGAGGTCCGCGAGATACCACCGCGTTTGCGTTACAGGCGGCAACGCAAGCTGGCCACCCATGCGCTTGCGCGTGGCCTCCACTTGCGGGGAGTCCAGCGTTGGCTGCGAGCCTGGCGGCGGCGCCTGGTAGGCGGACCGTCCGAGGAGCGCGCTCGTTGCAGCGCGGATGCGATCGCTAACGCTCACGTGACGTAGCAAGCCACGTCACGTGAGAGCGTGCGCGGAACTAGCCTTGACGTCGCACGCTGGATGTCTGGACGACGTTGTGTCCCCAGCTGCTCGGAGTGATGCCGTAGATCGCCCACAGCCGCGCACGTGGCACATCGGACGGCGTTGTTAGTCCAGCTGCCCACTCACTTACGCGCGAGGGATGCACGCCGCAACGCGCTGCTATCTCGCGCCCGCTAGTGATCTGAAGCAGCGCCAACAACGAGCGTCGACCAGCTATTTTTTCCATGCGTCCGAGCCCGCGTAAGGATCGAGCACCGGTGCCGAGTTGCTGGCCATGCGCTCGCGCGCTGCCACCTGCTGCTGTGCGCCGGACGGGAGCTCGCGCAAGCTGAGCGGTTCCCACGCGGACAAAGCGAGCGCGTCGTAGCGGTCCGGTGAGCGTCCGATCAACTTCTTGATCGCATCCTTCGGCGTGAGCTTGAAGCGCCCGTTTACTGCTTGCCTCCACTCGAACACGTGGAGCTCGGCAGCCAACTTGGAGTCTTCGAGGATTGCGCCACCGTCGCGAAACCACTGCTCGAGGTTCGCTGCGAGCTCGTCACGCATGCGGTCGTAGACCAGCGGTCGACGCACCGCCCGGTCGCTCGCTCGCACGCCCACTACGTCAAACGCGCGCGTCGTCTCAGCATAGTTGCGCAGCGAGTTGAACAAGCGCGACCCGATGGAGCCCTCGCGATCGACAACGACTACCGGCGTCTCGCGCGGTAGCTTGAGCTGCGCGATGTACACCAGCAGCTGCGTGAGGTGTTGCTCCTCGTTCAGTCCGCGATGCGCACGCATGAACGTTTGCTTCATGCCGCGGCGCGCACTGTACACAGTCTCATCACCAGTGCCGCTCTCGCCTGCGGGGTCGAGCCCGATGAACAGCCGCCCAGCGTCAGCCGTGTCGGACCAACGCTGCTCGGCTGTCGTGATGGTGTGGATCGAGAAAATGCGACCCTCTTCGGCGAGCGCATGCAACCCCTTCACGCGGATGTGATACATCGGGGAGTTCTCTCCCCACTCGATGCGCTTTTCTTCTATCCACTCCAGGCCCGCAAGTCCCGGCACCACCTCGCGCCCTTCGACGACGTTCGGGGTCTCCTCGGAACTAACAGTTAGTGTTCTGTAGTGTCCCGCCTTGCTGTAGAAGGCTTCGAAGAACTCGCCCTCGTTGCGCGTGGGGTTGCCGAACATCACGATGCGTGCGCCGCCCGCGCGGTTGCCCTCGATCGCCTCGAATATGTCTGAGCCGACGCCTGACGCTTCGTCGACGATGTATAGCAAGTTGCGTCCGCTGATGCCCGCGACACCCTCGGCGTCCTTGGCTGTGAAGCCGACGATCTCGCGAAAGTCAGGAGCCTTGAGTCCTGTGCGCGCGAGCTCTCCTTGCTCGCCTTCGATCAGTGCGGAGTGCGGACACGGGCGCGGGATGCGCAAGCCCTCGGGGTCCTCTGTTTTGCACGCGAGGCACCGTCCGGAGCGTGCGCGCATCATACGCAGCTCGCGCCACAGAATCTGATCGACCTGCCGCGAGGTAGTGCTCGTCATCACTACGCGAGCATCGGGAAACGAGCAGTAGAACCAGAGCGCGATGCCTGCCGCGGTGTGTGACTTGGAGACTTTGTGTCCGCTGCGCACTGCGACACGCTTGTGGTCGCGCACGAGATTGATGATCTCGATCTGACGCGACCACGGCATCACCCCAAGCACGTCCGTAAAGAACTGCACGGGCTTCTGCGCGTAGTCGCTGCACGGGAACCTCAGCGTCGAGTGGTTGACGAGGTCCGTGCGTATCTTCAACGCGATCGCGTCGCCGAAGCGCCCCCGCTCGCGCTCGGCGTTGCGCGGACGTCCAACACGACGCTCGAACAGTTCGACTGCGTTGGACGTCGTCACTGGTTGCTTGGCTCCGGGGTAGCTGGCTTGCGCCATCGCTTCTCGTAAACGTCGCGAGCTAGCGCGCTCACTCTCGCCGCCGTGGCTTGCCAGCTATGGCGCCTGTGCGTGTTGGGGTCGCGGGCCAGCGCGTAGTACCTGGCTACATGCTCTTGTGCCTCGATCAGGCTCACGGGCTCGGACGACAAACGCTTGCTCATAGACGCTCCAGCGCGTCAGCGACAGCGCGCGCAGCTTCGGGGTACGCAACCAGCACTCGCGCGATCTCGTTGCGAGCGCGCAGGAACGCCGGGTGCTCTCGCACGTAGCGGTCCTCGGAAAGCTCGGCGCGCATCTCGAGGTCAGCGCGTAGCTTCAGGATGCGCGCCTCGGCGTCGATGAGCTTGGTGCGCTCGCCCGGGAGCAGGTTCGGTTGGTGACGGTCTCGGCGAATCGCTTGCAGCAGCTCCAGGCACTCCGCGAGGCTGCTCTGCGGCAAGTCGTCGCTGGGTGATAGCTCCTCCTGGCTGTCGCTTCCCTGGCCAGCAGGGCGCGAGGTCCACGCTTGGATCGGGATGCCGAGCGCTACCTGTATCTGGGCGCGCAGCGCTGGGCTTGGGATCGAGCGCCCGTTGCGCCAATACAGCACGGTCTGCGGAGACTTCACCCCGATCGCCTTCGCGATTGCGAGCAGCGAACCGCTCACGTGTAGCAGCATGCGCTGGCCCTCCGAGCGCATCACCGGCGCAGTAGCCTGTGGCACGGGTGTTGGTCGAGGTGCGCTCTTGGGCATCAGCTTCGTCCGCGCCCACACAGTCGTGTGAGTGCCTCAACTGCGGCCAGCTGAACTGCGGAACGAGCAGAGTTTTCTCGATCCCATTTTCCCACGAGCCTCGTGTTGAGCAAGACAGTGTTTTCTCGAGCCGGAAAGCCTTCGACTGTCTTGCTGACTCCAAACCACTGCACAACGACCTTGTTTGTGGCGTAGCAGTAGTACAGGTCGTAGACGCCCGTGTATCCGAGCTCGAGGCAATCAGAGCAATGCTGCTTTGGTTGCACGCGGGCGCATGTCGGGCACCAGAGCGGCTCCCCCTTGTCGTCGTACGCGAATCTGCCTCCGCAGCTGCCGCAGCCTTCGAACGTCATAACAGGTGCCTCCGTTTTTTAGTGTGAAAGCCACGGGCTGTGGACCGCGCTGTCGTCATCGTCTTCGGCTGGCAACGGCAAGTCGTCGACGTTGTCCATCATCGCGCGGCGCCCGTAGAGCTTCGGGAACTTGCGCTCGAGGTTCCAGGCTGCCGCCTTCCAGTCCCCGGGCACTTTGCGCACGGCTGCAGCGCTGATGACTGCTTGGTTGCGGAGCGCATCGTTGGCGCGCGCGCGGTCTACGTCTTCGGCGAACTGGATGTACGGTTCGACACCGTTGCGGCCCTCCGTGACCCAGCGCTGCAGTGTGCTGATCGAGATGCCCGCCGAGTTGGCAGCGTGCACTTGGTATGCGCCACGCTCGAGCGCGTCGACGATCTTCTTATGAAGTTCGGCCGTGTACGCGAGCTTGTAGCGCCCTGACTTCTTTCCACCCATCGGACTTGTGTCTCCTCACGCGAGCGATTATTTGCAAGCCGTCCACAGTTTCAAAAACCGCAAAAAACCGCCTATTTTTTCTCTGAGT